CCCCCCCCCTAATTAGTGGACACTAGTGTGAGGAAAGCCAATGTATACCAATGTATAGCCCCAATAGACTAGACTTTCTAGACCTTAAGGGATGGTACTCATGGACTCCCTTCATCCTAACGGGGTTTAGGCCCGTCCATGTAGGTCTCAAACTAGGTGATCTATACCTAGTCAGCTCTCGAGACGAGCCGTCGTATTGGACGACATGGGATCTAGCCGAACCAGTTATCACCCCGTTTGTCGAGCATTCGTTCGATCTAGGGGAACGACAGTTTGACCCAGTATTGGTCACCATGTCGGGTGAGGGCCATATGGTCTCAAATGCACGTAGATTGTTCTTTACCGAATTCGCCCATTATGGTGCGGACAGAGGTTTGTGGAAGTGGCGACCTCAGCGTACATCGTGCGTTGGGGTCGCCACAACCGTCATGAAGGCCATGGGTATACACACCACCATGACCACATCTCAATGCCTATTCCACCAATTAAAGGAAATGAGCGGATTAGACATCCGACAGATCAAATGAAACAGCCCCCTAATTTCTCTCGAGAACAACTTGCATGGATGGAGTCTACCTTTGTCCCTGTAAAGGATACCCGAGGTATTGATCTTCGTGAGATTGATTTCCGATCTGGTCAATATTCGGTTGTCGTATCCATCAAGTCTATTGTAGAAAGGCAGTCTGGCAATGCCGTCACCTAAAATCCCAAAGGGAAAAAGCGATGCACAGATCTCCCTAGAGGCCTCTCTTGAAAAAGAGCGGGTTAAGTTCGAAGACCAGAAGCGACGATTTCTCGAGCACGTCGGTGCTTACGAGACTATTGCCACTAATTCAGTTCAGGGGGCTCGGCACTCATTCGAATATGCCGATCAACTTCCTGGATCTAATCCCAATGGTTCAGGTCTCTATATCCCGTCCAAATTCAATCCTACCTTTGATCCCAGCAAATACGTCAATCAAGACCTATCAGGTTTTGCCGCCCCCAACCTTGGTTTAGGTGATCCGACATTTAGGGTCACTACGCCATTCCAGTCGTCAAACAGTATGATTGGCAATACGTGGGGATCGCAAATGCCGTGGCAAAAGGGTTGGTCCAGTAATGTGAGCCAACTTAGCCGAGGAGCTGGATCAGCAATTTGGAAGGCTCCTCGTAGTATTCTTCGTCGTATCTTCTAAAAGGAACAGTCATGAAGGGTGAAATTCAAGAGGAATTTGAACGACTTGACGGTCGTCGAGTCAACAAACATAATCGATCAGTTGACTGTTCCCGATTGACTGTGCCTGGCTTGTACCCAGCAAACGGTTTCTCGGAGACTATGGAACTTCCAGATGTCTTCAGCAGTCTTCCAGCGCGTGGCGTAATGGCCCTTGCCAGTCGAATGGTTAGCGCAATCTATCCACTCAACCAAGCCCCATTCTTTAACTTTGAATTGGATCAGGCGTTTGTACCACAGGGTGCCGATCCTACCGAGACTATGTCTCAATTAACTCGCCTTGACCGCAAGGTCATGGAGAAGTTGGCTTCAACCAATCTTCGACAAGAGTTGTTCGTTCTATTCCAACATCTTATTATCGTCGGTGATGCTTTGTTTGAGATCATTGACGACTACGCATTTCGTGTTCACCGCCTAGATCAGTATGTCGTTCAACGATATCCTGATGGGCGCGTCAAGCGAATCATTGTGCGCGAGTGGGTCGACCCTGAGGCACTGCCTGAGGGATGGCCAAAGATGAAGGAAGAACCCTATGAAGAGTATGAAGGAAGTGGTCCAACCGATGACCATCGTCCATTCTATACTGAAATTGAGTGGGACGAAAACCTCAAGAAGTGGGAAGTCGAAAAGGAATACTGTGGAGTTCTCGTTGATTCGGGATCGTATGACGTATGTCCTTATGTGCCTCAGGTATGGTCTCGAGTAGCTGGTGAAGACTATGGTCGATCACTGGTTGAAGAGCATATCGGAGACATTCGTACTCTCGAAGCACTTACTAAGTCTATCGTCGAAGCCGCTATAGCTAACAGCGAGTTTCGAGTTGGTGTCGATCCTACTGGTATTACGGAAGTCTCTGACCTCCAGGATACTGAGAATGGCGACTTCGTTGCAGCCCGTCAGGCGGATGTGTTTCCAATCCAATTGCTTAAGCAGATCGATCTAGGACCACTTGCCAGCGTCCGAAGCGATATCTCGCAACAGTTGGGTCGCACCTTCCTTCTGCAATCATCTGTGCAACGAACTGGAGATCGAGTTACTGCAACTGAGATTCGTGAGGTTGCTCAGGAACTTGATCAGACCCTTGGAGGAATCTTCTCTGGACTCGCACGAGATATCCAGATCCCGATTGTTCGACGCACTCTTGTGTTGATGGGTCGTGACAAGTTGATTCCCAAGGAGATTCTCAAGTTGGTCGACGGTAAGGGACCACTCAACCTTAAGGTCCGTACTGGACTTGAGGCCCTTAACCGTGAAGTAACCAACTCACAACTTGCCCAATGGGCGGCAACTGTCGGTCAGATGCAGGGTGTTCAACCCTATATCGACTGGTATGGTTGGGCTATTAAGTGGACTTCGTCGTTTGGTCTCGAGCCTGTGGGTCTTGTTAAGACTCCTCAGCAACTCCAGGACGAGCAACAGCAAGCCGCTCAGCAATCCATTAATCAAATGACTTCGGAACAAATGGTCAGTAGTCTTGGAGCCATGGCAGAAACAGGCTCTAAGGCAGCAATGAATAATCCTCAACAGGGACAACCGAGCCAATGAGCGAATCCGCAAAAGAAGAACCAATCGATCCAGAGATCGCATTGGCAGACAAGTGGGCACGATCTAATCCTAATGAACTTCCACCACAATTCGGGGGTGACCCCGATAAGTTTATGAAGTCGTATAAGGAACAGCGTTCCGCGCTTACCAAGGCACAACAAGAGAACGCACAACTTCGACAGGGTGTAGCCATCGTAGACAAGATTGTCAGCGATGAACCAGTCGGCAAGATGCCAGACGCTCTAGTTATTCCATCTAAGCCAGTTGAAGCACCGTCTCCAACTCAGGATGAATGGGGTAAGTGGGGAACAGAGATCGACACAACTGGTGATATTACACCTCAAAGCCGCGAAGACATTAAGAAGCGTTTTAATATTCCCGATGAAATCATCGACGGATATGTTCATGGTGTCGCAGCACGACATAAGCAACATGCGCAGATTGCCTCTGAGATCGTTGGAGGTTCTGAGGAACTCACTGGTATCATCCAGTGGGCTCAAGAGAATCTTGACGACAATGAGCGACAGGCTGTGAACTCTGGTCTCAGCAATATTGGATGGCAGAACGTTCTGCTAGGTCTTAAGGCTCGTCGATCACAGGCTACCGCCCACTCGGAACCTAAGACTAAAGTTCAAACTAGTTCGGGTATTTCAAATGGTATCAAGCCCTTTGCTTCACCAGCAGAGATGACTGCCGCCATGCGAGACCCACGCTATAAGAACGATCCAGATTTCCAGGAGAACGTCTATGCACGTCTCCGCATTACAGGACACAGTAAGAATGATGTTTGACAAGATTAAGTCGTTTATCGCTTCGATTCCCCCACTCATGTGGATCGTATCGATTATCATTACGTTTGGAATCATCACCACCGTCCTGAATGGATGCAACCTTGAATCTATGGTTGAGGTTAAGGTTCCTCCCGCAGTGAAGACAGCCATTAACATTCCACCTAATGATTTTGTTTCCCTCGAGGATGCAGACGCAGCGTGGACTGATTGGCTTGCATATGTCAACAGTAATACTAAGAAGTTCGAGTCAGCGATTCATACCGCCAACGAGCGATATGCTGTGATCAAGCAGATCACTGACATCGGAATGGCATCTCTCAACACGGCTGCTCCTGGTATCCCAGGTGGAACTGTGCTTTTGTCGGTTGCCTCTCTTCTTGGCGGTCTCTTTCTTAAGCGTCCTGGAGAGGATGCCCGAGTTGCATCGGAGAAGGAAGCAAGTTATAATAAGGGCATGGAAGTGGCCATCGAGCTACAGAATGCCGTAAAGACCACCTGACATAGTTCGCTATGTCGGCCTATCGTATAATGATTACCCCGCTGCGCGGGAATGTAGGTATCGATCCCTACTGGGCCTTGGACCGAATCCTAGACCGTCCAGACCCCGCTCGTTGTGGGACAATCAAGTGACGACAATCAAAGAAGAGATCATGAACAGTTATAAATATAAGTAAGAGAAAAAAGATATGGCTTCTACTAATCTGATTCGTTTTGGTTCTAACAATGCGAACGCCACCCCTACCTCGTCTGACATGTGGCTTCCCGTCTACGGCGGCGAAGTCATTACCGCATTTGAGGAATTTAATACCTTTATTCCAAAGGTTAACTTTAAGACGTTGACTAGCGGCAACACGATGAAGTTCCCCGCTATTTGGAAGATTGGTTCGGAATACCATGAGGCTGGTACCGAACTTCTCGGCCTTGATGTCGATACCAAGGAATACAGCATCTCGTTGGATGATCGTCCACTTGTTGCTCACTTTGAAGTCGATGATATTGATGCGTCTATGGCGCACTATGATGCGCGAACCGAATTGTCTCGTGAAACTGGTCGCGAACTTGCGCGTCAGATGGATCGTAAGATTGCCGCACTTCTTGTTAATGCGGCTCGAACCGCTGCTGATACTGGTACTAATTCCTTTCCTGTTGGTAATGCAATTGGTGCTGGTCCTGGCTATAACGCTGATCTTCTTTTGACAAACGGAAATGTTCCAACCGAAGCCAAGGGTGCTGCTCTTATTGAGATCATCGCGGCTGTCAATCAGAAGATGGATCAGTTGGATATTCCGACCTCTGATCGATGCGCTGTAGTTAACATTCCGCTATACTATAGCCTTCGTACTCTTGGTCTTCCGTCCGTTGCTAGTACCACCGTCTCGAATAACGCAGCTGGTGGCCTCTGGGGTCGTACTGACGTCCGCACTGGCGGTCCTGGTCTCGGCGATGGTCAGGGCTACATGAATCCGATCAATGTTCTGGGAACTCCAGTTTATTGCTCGAATCACATCCCATCTACGAACATCACCACTGGTCCTACCAAGTATCAGGGTAACTTCGCCAAGACTGGTGGAGTCATGTTCCACAAGAGCGCACTTGGAGTTCTTCAACTTCAGGGTGTTCAGACTGAGAAGTTCCGCGACGTTCGTCGTCAGTCGGATTTCATGGTCTCTAAGATCATGATGGGTGGCGGTGCGCTTCGGCCATACGCTGCGTATGAAATCCAGGGCTCATCTGCCTAATAGTTCTATAAGTAATAACAAAAATGGGGGGGAGGTAAAACTCCCCCTTCTTCTTAAAGAAAGACAAACATGCCTTCTGCTAATACTGTTAACGCAACCACTACCTCCGCTACCTACGTGCCTGGCTTCCGTGGTATGGCTACTTCTGATCAGTTTGTGACCGCCTCGCTTGCTGGTACTGCTGCCGCGTCTGTCACTGGTCCTGTGGTAGAGTCTGGTTCATATCCCGCCACATTCCACGTCTGTACTGCCCGTACAACCTTGCCAGTAAGTGCCATCATCACGATGCACTCTGCTACCGTCGTAAGCGGGGCGGTCATGACTGGCATTACTGCTGGTGGTACTAGTGCTACAGCTTCCTATATCGATGTCACCGCTGCTGGTGGAGCACTTGTGTTTACTCATGCGACTGCAGCAAGCACTGCAACCACTATTACCATCACTCGAATTGGTTAAGGAGTAACCATGGCTCAAACTAACGCAAGTCGAAACCCGTTTTCGACTATCGTACAGCCAGGACCTTTGGGTCATGGCCCCGCTGGAAGTAATGAATACTTTGATATGACACTTCCATTTGGAGGAGCAGCGGTAACGCTTCCTCCAATGGAACTTGCTGCATATCCCTGTTCGTTTATGGTTGTTGGTACAAATACTACCGCCCCATCAAACGACGGTGTTTTCGGTGTTTTTTGTGTTACTAGTCCTACCCACGTGGGTTTTGTTGCAGCGGCTGCTAATATTGCAACTTCTGCAGCCGCCAGCGTAGTAGGTATTTTGCATAGTAGTGCTACAAAATCTATTACGCTGACTCCAGCAACTACTACTACTGACTATTATGTCCGTATCAGCCGTCTCTAAAGTCCCTAAAAGGGAATTCGCTCCCGACCCCCATGTACGAAAGTACATGGGGGTTTTTAAATTGAAAGGAAATCCATGGGCGCACTTAGCAAACTCGACGCTGTCAACCGTATCCTCCGAGCATCTGGAGAATATCCCGTCTCCACTCTTTCGGTAACTGGCTCCAACGACGTCACCCTTGCGGTGCAGACCTTGGACGAACTTACCCTGTATTGTCAGATGCAAGGTCTCAACTGTAACACAGTTGTAAAGACCGTTCTTCCTGACGCAAATGGTATCATTTATATTCCTGATACCACACTGTCTGTTGATGTTTTCGGCAACGACATGAATCGGAATATTGTTCAACGTGGTCGCAATCCAACTTATCTCTTTAATATCGATGACAATACTGATGTATTTGAAATCGGTGTTGAGGTTAATATCAAGATTGTAGCCGCTCTTCTATTTGAAGATCTTCCAACCGCAGATCAGTTTGACATCACTGACCAAGCCGCTCGTATGTATCAGATGGCGACTGTTGGAGAGAAGGATCAAGACAGGATTCTTCAGGAGATCTCATTTAACTCTCGAGCGCGCTCTCGTGCCGCCGATATGCGGTCGCGTGACATCAACGCATTTACATCTAACACAAAGAGCGAGTGGGCCTACATTGGAGCCCGTCGTCTTCGAGGGCCATTCTGATGATTCAACGCATTGTAATTCCAGATCTTACTGGTGGTGTTAGTCGTCAACCTGATAATCAACGGTTTCCCAATCAGGTCGAGGAAGCCACCAATACCTTTCTCCATCTTGGTAAGGGAATTGAAAAACGGGCTGGATCTGAGTTTGTATTTCATATTAATAGTATTGGTTCTGGTGATATTAAAATTCATTGGATTGAGCGTTCTAATACTGAACGCTATATTATGATGATTCATAATGATGCGACAACACCAATGCACATTAGAACCATCGATGGAACAGCCTGCACAATTACTTACATTTCTGCTGCAGCGCAGAAAGCTTACCTAGCTACATC